GTATCATACGATGCAAACGAAACCGTACTTTTTGGTATTTCAAAAGCTACGCCATGGGGTGAAACGTTTGATGTTGGTGATATAGTTGTCGTAAGTATGGACGTATATTTTGTAGATAATGATCCACAAGATGATGATGGAGATGGTAATGAAAATGCGACATTTTATTTTCAAGCTGGATCCACCTTCAACACTAGTAGAAGAAAAGGTCAGCTTGTAGTGCCTGAAACATGGACAACAACATCTGGAACACTAAACATTACAGGTGGTAGCGCAAGTGCCAATATGCAAATATCGCCTTCGAATGGTCAATCAGACGCTCCTGGAACTGGTGACGTTTGGTATGTAGATAATGTGGTAGTAAAGCACTACCGTCCTAGATAAACAACAAACAATTTTAATTTAATTTAATTATGGGAAAAAAGAAAGAAGAAAAGGTAGTGGACCTAAAACCACAAAAGAT